CAAGCAAACACCGATCTAATTGAAGCACTATATGAGGAAGCACTTGTTGAAGTGCATGGTGATGAGCAGAAAGCGGAGGAGATCGCAAACATCCGTTTTTGGGAGATCGCACAGTAATGAGCACATTAACAGACAATGAAATGCAGTTATTGATCGATCTAGTTGATTCAAGACTAGAGAGACAATATAATGAAGACTATCAAAACATTCTAGACAAACTGACCGAATTACAATGGAGGGCACTAAAGTGAATTTATTCCCGATTACATTTGATGAGCAATATGAAATCATCAAATTATATGATATCCTTAGGGATATGGATTTTGAATTAACACCACTACAGCAATCAGTATTTGACAAGATACTCAACTCAGAGTATAATGACTAACATGGAAGACATTTTTTCAAATCTCACTCAAGAGTTAGACAAGTTGACTATTCGCAAGTCTAACGCTAAACCCTACACTATTCCGCAACCATCCGCACCTAGGGTTGTGCCACTTGCGGAAGTGGTACACATTCGCACACTACCGTCGAATTAACCACTATAATATTAGTATAACAAACAAACACGGAGCACCACATGAGAAAGATCGAAAGAGAAATGAATTCAGCAATCCGCAACCGCAGAAACTTCTCATCATCTAATACTATGGTTAAGTGTGGATGGGAAGGCGAAGTTGATGTTTATCTACATGGTAATCACATCGCTACAGTTAAGTCTAACTCAATCATCATTAAAGATGGCGGTTGGCAGTCAAACACCACTAAGTCACGTTTAAATGCACTTCTTGATGAATTCTCTTATGGCACTCGTGTTTTTCAGAAAAACTTTGAGTGGTTTGTAGGTTATAAGAATGTAACCGAGGAATTCGTAAGCGGTATGGAGTTAGCACTCTAATCGCTTCCAATATGGGTTAATTAGGTCACTATTATTATTAAAGGTTAGATAACGCAACTCGCCACCACTCTACCGCCCAAACAACTAAATAACTCACACGACAGGGATCTAACGATCCCTTTTTCCTGTTTTCACTATGACTCAATCACCATTAAGCGATAATTTAGATAATGCAGTAACTAACGAGGTTTACGCACTTTTTGCCCTACCAGTTGGTCGGTATGCTTTCCCAAATTTCCCCACTATTAAAAAACAGATATTCAAGTGGATAGAAACACAGGATATAAGACCAGAGCATGATCGCAACGCAATTACTCATAATGTTTCACAAATAGGTAAGAGAAACACAATTCTAGAAGACAATGCGAGCGTCGCCGATTTTTTGCTAGACAAGTGTAGAGAATACAATAAGGAAGCATACAACTATGACCTCGATTTTGCAATTTCAGACTGTTATCTAGAATTAGCAACTAAGGGAGCATTATATGCACCACATGAGCATTCTAATTGTATCTACTCGGCAACCCTATTAATCAATTACATCGATGGGCATTCACCTCTAAAGTTTAGGAGGAATGTAGCAGGGAGTTATTATCCTGTTATGCAATTCCCCAATAAGGATTACACAGCATTTAATATGACTGAAGCAACCGTGCCTATGAATGAAGGAGATCTTATCATCTATCCGTCAAGTATGACACATGGGTATGAGGGTAACCCCTACGACGATCGTGTAACAATGACAGTTAATTTTATCCCAAATAAATAACAGTTTTTGCCCACTAATGCCAGTTTTTGACAATTCTGTAAATGTATAAAAAAACATACTTAAGTGCTTTATACACCGTTGGCTAAGAGCGTAACACATCGAGATTTTTTTGTCAAGCATACACAGGACACTCACAAAACCTGCACAGGGGAGTTGACTTATATGGGCAAAACCCTTATAATTACTAGGTAACATCAAATTAGGATGACTGAATGAATTAATGCATGGGACGGACATACAAACGTAATGACCCACACAATTCAAACAAACCTAAGACACTACGAGAGAAACGCCTATGGAATAGCAAACAAAAGCATGACCCTATGAAGGATAAACATCCGCAACAATCCGCACCCTATGAGGATGAGACATGAGTAAGGTTTTTCAACTACCTACACACCCACCCGTAAACATCAAAATATGGGAGAAGAGTAGGAAATACTTTTGGCAATATGATTATCCCGAGTGTCCTAAGAATGGACCTTTTAGGAGTCAGGCAAGTGCACTTGATGACGCAAACAAACACAGCAGGCGATGAGCATACCCAAGCAAATTGAAACACTATTGGACACATATGAAGCAGGCGGTTTACCACCTGATGAAATTGTGATTATGGCACAGTGGTTAATAGATACAGGACTCAATGAGGAGTTAACACAGTATACCCAACTATGTGACTATTGCATTATGGAGGGTATGTGTTACGATGTAGTTATTGGGGACACTATGTAACAGCACACAGCACCAGGATATAAAGAGTTAAATCGCAGTAAATTGCGGTAATTCTTTATACTTAGCGAAGCGGATATATAAAAACTCTTACTTCCCTAACCTACAAAAGTATCCCAAAGCGAGAGTTTTGTTTAAGCAATATAAAAAAATTTTTCCAATATAAAAATCCCCCTCAGAGGTCAATGGGTAGACGCAAGAAACAACAAGAGTTAGAGAGAGAATACTCACACTTCCTTGGAGAGAAGTGGCGAGCAATACACTCTTGGAGTTGCTACCATTGTGTAAGAAAATACTATCGGTTATACTTGAATAGAGATCTAAGAGATTTCTGTAAGGAAGATCATATATACGCTTTTACTGACGATGCTATCAACACTGAGAATGGCGAGTATGTAATGAAGTCAGAGATGTGGGAGAAAGCATCATTAGATAGTTTGGAGAAGGATGATATAATCCTCTTCAGACTGTGGTATACGCCTCTAGAAGGGGGTTATACTAAAAGACATGGGCAAGCACCTAACCATGGAGGTGTTTACCTAGGTGATGGGTTTATGTTACATCATCCTTATAAGGGTGAGAGTCAGATTACAGACCTAAAAGCACCAGGCAATAGTTTCTATATGGAAACATGCGTAGGTGCAATTCGGGGAAAGTCTACATAAATTGTATCCACTATAACTTCTAATGAGCAAACGATACATCTTAGATGTAGAAGCAGACGACATCGGTGATCTTTTCATCACACTTCCTGTCGAGTTAATCGAGGAGTTGGGATGGCGAGAAGGCACTGAGTTAGAATATACCGAAGAAACTGATGGCTCTATTATACTGAAAGCCGTTGAAGAGTAAAAAAATCGCGAGCGTGAATCATGCCAGTTAAATCAACTAGTCCTATTAGTTATGGGGATGTTGCAAATCCCGACCAATCGCTACCTACTCAGGGTATGGACGATATGGAAAAAATCGCTTTCTGCCTACAAAAGGTGGGTGAAGGTTTAGAGAATCTTGCAAAGCGAGTGTCCATTAGCGAGGGGGCAATCCAAAAGTTACCTCCACCTGGTGCAGATATGATTCAATACAAACCAAAAGGTTATGAGAAGCATCTCAACATCAAAGAGATCCTAGATGATCTGTATGACCGACTAAATAAATTGGAAGAGCGTATGAATTGATCGGTGCCTTGTTATATCCTATCAACAAAACGATCGTTTCCTAACCCTATAGAGGGGGAGGATTATGTAAAACCTTTCTATGATGAGGAAAACAACGAGAATTACGAAATAGAGTATCTCGACGAAGGTCCTGGCACTATGCCGTTAGGCAAAGATATAGTGCATTACATAGGAGAGGAGCAAAAAACGTGTGTCGGCAACTGTAATGGTGACAGACAACCCGTATATCGCTTCTATAGAGGTGTAAAAGACGATCACAAGTATAGTAAAACCCCAGAATTGACGAAAGAGCATGCTGTTGGGGACGATGAGCACTGGCAAAAAGTATTAAGAGGGTATAATCCTGAGCCTAGACAAGGACAGATACCTGTTTTTTACCTGATGCAGACACAAGTAGGAAATTCTGTGCCTGTTTACATCTGGTTTAGAGGAGAGAGGGACGATAATACAAAATTAACGCTATCAAATACCGCACCAAGTAGTAATAATGGTAAACCTTACTACCTAGTGGGCACTTTAGGATACATTTTTACTAGTTTGAGTGATGCACAGGCACAAGCAGGGACAGATGAGACCCCTGTGCCTCTATATCACTACTTCTATGACCCAGAAGATGACTTTTATACCATTGACCCTGCCTCAGAAGTCGAGTTGAGTGGCGGTCCTATCGCCCCCAGAGAGGTTAGAGGCGGTAGATATGTATATCAGGGTATCTTTGGGTATGTTTTTGCAGGAGATAACCCAGATGCACCAGAAAGCACCTTCCAAGACATCGGAAATATAGGTCCTACTGGTCAATGCGTCGATAAAAGCAGTTGGTATACATGGGGAGCAGAAGGATCTGGGTTTACTTACAGAAATTACAGACAAAATCGCTTCGGGACTAACGCATTTGGTCAACCAATCGGCACACCAGGCGTTGCAGGCTTCGGAGATTACTGGGGAGGCAGCATTGGAAGCGATGGAAGCGTCTCTACAACGGAAGATGCAAACTTTGAGTGGTTATATGGACTGAATGGTGCGATAAAAGGAGCGGTGCCGAGGTTTCTCGGGTTTCAATCATGCTATGACTCGCAATATTTGTATTATTTGTATGATACATCGTATCCGTGGAATGGTCCTATCTTCGGTATACAGTATCAACTGTCAGATGCAGCGTGTTGTCCTAACCATTATGGCAGTAGTAGCAACAGAAACGAGTGTGTTGTGCACAAAGAGTGGTATTCACACTTCTATCAGATCCGCCAAGACTCATGGAAGACTACAAAGTCGCGAATTGATGTGCGTGGACCTGCAGGAAGTGGTGTAGATGAGTCATTTAGGACTGCGGACACAGACACACATAGGATATTCTTCAAGTATTTGACCACTACAGGCACATTCCGCAAGGGTGAGCAGATAAACGGATGGAATATTGCGGGCGTTTTCTACTTCGGTGGCAAAATGAATGCAGGATATATGGAATTACAGAAGGATGGACATAAAAATGGCAAGGAATTCTCCTATCTACAGGAGTTTGAGAGTCATCCATACCCTTCAGAGGAGGATGAGCCTCCTATTCCTAAGGCAAGGATACAAGTTTTAGCGGGATTTGGCATTCCAGACAAGGCAGCCTTCTTTGGAGTATACGAATTTGAGAAAAATATTGCGTATTACAAGGTAAAACTAGATCCAAAGGCACTCATTCCTACCCGCACACTGGATTTAGCAGAGGCGGAAGCGATTGTAGACACAGAAGGTAAGATTACAGAGATCGTAATCATCAATGGTGGCGTAGGATACAACAATCCTACCGTAACTATTAGTGAGCCAGGTCAGTTAGAGGAGTTTAGTAGCACAGATACAGCACGTCAGATGCGTGGTGCCTTCCTCAGAGACTACGGAAAGCCTGTAAAGAAGTTTCCAGACTATAATGAGACAGGTGAAATCGGTGAGCAGAAGATTTCTTTGGACAAATTTGAGCGTAGACAACTACAAGTGCTCAAAAATAGGAAGGAAAGAGAGTTTGATACGGTGCAACAATTCCGTAATGCAGAAGTTAGGATCGGAAGGATCACAAAATCAGGTATTATCAAGCGGATTGACGTGATTGATGGTGGATCTGGTTACGATCCGCAGTTTCCTCCACAGGTTTACATCGCTGAGAAGGGCATTTCTATCAATGTAGACACTAAGTTTAAGGAGCCTGCACTAGATGACAGTCAAACTGACGTTGCAAACATGTTTAACTTCGAGTCTGATGATGGAAATACCATGACTCAAGAGAATCCATTGTCAGGAAGCATCGTTACAGACGAAATGAGCACCATAAATGCAGGTTATACGACTAATGTGCCCATCACATACATGGAATATGCAGAGGTTGACCCAGAAGGTAAGACAGTTTTGTGTCAAAACCTACCTGCGGACTGTATTGACATCAATATGGGTCTACCTTTACTCAAAGCAATGCCTCCTGTAGACACTTTTGAGAATCTAGCAGCACAAGAAGAGCCTAGAATGCTCAAAGGACCCGATGAAACAGGTCAACCCGCAGGAGAAAAGTTTTCAAGCGGTGTATATTCCGATATTTTGAGCGGTCTCCGCTCTACTGAGGCGGATAGCGAAGCATTTAACGGACTATACGGATCATTTGACGGAAATAAGTGCTTGATTGTGGATCAACCAGTCATTCATAACATCAAAAAGTGGTTTCAGATGCCATGTGCGTATATGGAAGCGGAAGATAACCCTCGTGAAAACTTCTATGGGGAGGTAAAAGACAGACTTACCGCATCTAGGAAGGCATTTGGGTATCTGCCTTGGAAATATTGTGCTCCGCATGATGAGAAAGCAGAGTTTACGGTCGCACTGTCCTTTGATGGTAAAGCAACAGGGTCGCAAGGACAGGCATTTATGCAATTTTTGAATACACTACCCAAACCAAAGCTCACACCAAAGAGAAAAGTGTCAGGCGGGTATAAAACATGGAATTGCACTAGAGGTAATGTGCCTGGTAGATGTTACCGTGGTAGTAACAATAGTATAGAATACGTCCCAATCGGACTTGAGGAAAATACATATGATTATAACCGTAGTAATTACACTAGAGCACAGCAGTTTGCACTATGGTTAGGAGATAATCTAGATGCGGATCCATTTGATACTACCGCAACTTGGCAAACTTTAATTACTACTACAGATGAGCAAGGAAACGAAACGACAGCATCATATCCAGGCTCACAAAACTATGTTAATTTCACAGTCAATAATGGGAGCTGTCCAAATGATCCTACCAATATCCCTCATGACTGTTGGGATAAGTTTGTTAGAAAAGGAAATAACACGGATGGGTGCTTGGATGTTTACTGCGGATGGGACAACTCAGGTAATCCACTTGCAGGACAAACATACTATGAGATCACACCCCCCGCTTCAAATAACACAGGAGCAAATGGTCTAAACAACTGGACGTCTGGTTGGCCAGGTAGCGGTAGTGGTCTGTGCAACAACTGTAATGCCCTAGAGCACGTTGCAGACTGCTCTATTGCCATTGACCCTAAACGTATGGAAACAGAGCGTTACAGGATCAAAATGGGGGACTACACAGGAAAGATGGAAGTCCTTAATTATCTGACTGGTGGCACAAATGCTCTGTCACGAAGTATCAAAAACCTAGGAAATCCATACTTCGATGAGTGCCAAGATAAATACCCATATCTGGACGGAAGGGAGCTCAGAGGTGAAGGATAATGGCATTTGGATTTCTTAAACCAGTTGCTGCTATCAACGGACTACCATGCTCAGGGCATGGTCTCTGTCTACCGCCTGTTGTGCATAGCACAGAGGCATGTGGTGCTATTCCTAGGACTAGATCTATTCGCATCAAAGAATACTCTTGTTGGTGGCCACCACTACCATTAGTGCCAATGACACCTTTAGCACCAAATCGTGCTACAGTATTAGTCAATGGTTTTCCAATCATGTTGGCGGGTGATAAATTCATTAAACACCCATCTGCATGCACAAACATAGTCATTCATATGTGTCCATGTGGAAAATCTTTGTGCCCAAAACCAACACCCTACCCCTGCTCGGTATTAACGACAGAGGATAAAGGTATTGGACATGATAGGACTGTATATCCTACAACCCTAACTGTGTTTGCACTCAAGAGATTGGTTGCACGACAGTTAGACCCCTTGGGAGTCGGGTTTCCTGGCTTCTCATACCCCTGCTCTTCCGTAGTTGCTTACGGATCTATGAATGTCTGGGCAGGATAGTAAACTTACCCAATTATTATGGCTCTTTATAACAACACCCAAAAACAAAAAGCAACTCCAAAGAAAACTAGACAAGGAAGAGGGAAGAATACCAAGTATTCTGCAACCTCCTCAAATGAAGCGAGAAAAAAGTATCGCGGACAAGGCTAAATATAATTAACTACCTTGTTTTTCCATGGTGATAGTCGATAGATCGGATGAATTCATCAGAAGTGGTAAAGTGTTGATCACTGACTACGGATCTGAAAGACGTTTTATTAAAAAGGAAAAAATTCGTAATGGCAAAACTTACGCTAATGTATAGTGTCATACAGAATTCGATCAGATAAGAATATAAGTCGTGGTTTTAGAGATTTTGCGATGTCTTTCAAAGCAAATCCTAACAGCCGCGACTTTGGTGCTGTCAAAAATGAGAATGCAATCAAACAGGCAGTCTTAAATCTGGTCAAAACCGACGTTGGTGAGAAACCTTTTCAAAATGCAGTCGGGTCTAGAGTAACTGGACTACTTTTTGAGCCTTATGACGTTTTTACAGGTGAGGCAATTAAAGACGAGATCATCTCAACCCTTGAGAAATACGAAAAACGCATCAGAGTCACTTCAGTGGACGTCACAGACGGTCCTGACTACAATTCTCTAGATGTGCGTGTTGAATATGTCATCGTAGGTGAATCAATCGTGAAAGAAATCGATTTCATACTAGAGAGGACGTAATGCCTGCAGTACCATCAGAATTAACCTCCTTGGATTTCTTTGAAATCAAGGAATCTATAAGATCATACCTTAGGACTCGATCTGAGTTTACGGATTATGACTTTGAGGGATCTGCTGCGTCTTATCTTCTCGACATTCTTGCTTATAACACTTATTATACTGCATTCAATGCAAACATGTCTCTCAATGAGGCATTCTTAGAAACATCTACTGTCAGAGACAATATTGTTAAAGTTGCTAAGCAACTTAACTACACTCCTCGTAGTGTAAAGTCTCCAAAAGC